TGTTTTTTATTTTTAATCTTTATTAAAAACTTTATTTTTTCCTCAATAGCATAAGAATAGAGTAAATTTTCCTTAATCATCGAACCTGTTTTTTGATTAATAAAATCTACCGCTTGACTTAAAGAATAAAAATTAAGTGGAAGTAAATCCATAAACGCCCCTTTCGCATTTACCCTTATGATAGGAGCGCACCAACAAGATAAGGTTTCTTGCTTTCGGGGATCAGCCTAGGTGCGCTTTATTCGGTTACTTGTTTTTTATATCTACACTAATATCTATTAAAGTGGTTTCTTTGCCGGTGTTGCCGTCTATCCAGTTTATCGTGCCGGTAATAAGTGGCTTTTGCCTTTCCGGTAATGTTTTCTTGATAACTGCGTTATTTATTTCATATTCTACCGGGCGGCTTTTTCTTTCTTCCCACTCGGCGGCCAACCGTTTATTTTCTTTCCGGCGCTTATATTCATCGTAAATAAGCCAACCGATAGTAAATGAAAGCCCGCCGGCTAAACCAAAGGCCACAATAAACCACCAGTCTTGAAAGGTAACTATTGCTAATACGACAAAAAAAGCAGCAACCATACACTTTATTGCAACTAGTATCAGACTCATAGTTCCCCCTTATTTTTACTGGTTATTATAGCAAATAACATAGTAACAAAGGGGGAAAGATTCAATAGTATAAGGGAAATATTTTATTATTCATCACTTACCGGCATTGATTCTTTTTTGCTGTTTTAGCATGGCATCAAGTTGTTTCTTGGCAATAAAGTAAATCGTTTCTAACGCGTCCATATTCGGGCTATTTGGTCGGCTGTCTATTTCTCGCTTGGCCGCATTACATTTACATTTTAATGCGTGAATAACTTCACTTATTGGATAGGGTTCTTCATCATCGTAAAGGCTGACAAAGGTAAAAAGTGCGGTCGATTTTTTATAGTGATTCACCGCTGAAAGAAGTAAGTTTTGCTTTGCCTGTTTACATCTCATAAATCAATCCCGTTAAATTGTTCCAATGCCTGTTTGTGTTCTTCCGATAACTCAAAAATCAGATCGCCATATTCAAGTTGATAAGTGCCGAATGACATCAAGAAAGCTACTGCCGGATCGATTTTGTTTGCGGCCTTCTTCTTGTTTGGTTTAATGTTGGCGTTCGCATCGGTTTCCATCACAACGTTGGATAACGCCCAAGAAAGCACCGGATCGCCGTGGTGTTCTATCACTTGGCGATTTATCAACACTTCCGCACTTTTCGCCACCGGGCTAAATCGTTGATAGGTTTGCGGGAACGGTTCTACCTCTAAGCCTGCCGCCTGTAATTGCGTTCTTAAATGCGTGGCGTTCCAAACATCAAAGCCGATCATTTTGATATTGAAGTTTTCCGCATCTTTGAGAATATCATCGCGGATTTTGTCATAGTCGATACAGTCGCCCTCTGTGGCAATGAGCCACCCTTGACGCACCCAATTTCGATAAATTGCCCGGTTCTTGTTGGCCACATTATTAAGCTGAAACTCAGGAATATAATGCCGGGTAATCAACCGCACTTTTTTCCCTTGAGGGAAGGTGTAACAAAGGCTTGTTAAGTCGTTGGTGCTAGATAAATCCAAGCCTAAATAGCAATCTTGGTGAAGTAGGTTGCTTTCCGTGTAATCTCGTACGCACTGCGCCCAATTGCCTTCGCCTAGCCATGGTGTCGTTCCTTGGCACCAAACATTAAAACGCTTGGTAAGCATTTCCACCCACTCGGAAGGAATCCCTCGAGCTTTCTTGATCGTGTTTTCAAAATCAAGGTAAGGAATAGATTTACCAATATTCGGATTGGCTTTTATCCAGTTTTCCAGATTATCAATTTCGCTTTCTTCGTCTAATTCAAAAATCAGCACAAATAAGCTGTCGTTTTGTTCGTTGCCTTCCAGTATTTGCGCGCAATAATCATAGTGCTGCTTACAAGCGGAAATTACGTTACTTCCTGCTGTGGTAATGGCAAACAGTAAACCTTCCGGGCGTGCGCCTTGACCTAACTCTAACGCGCTGTAAACGCTGTTATCTGTGTGTAAGTGATATTCGTCCACAATGGCGAGGCTTGGGTTAGTTCCCTCAATGGTTGAGGATTTAGCCGCTAACGGGCGCATTAAGCTATTTGATTTCGGATTAATCAGTTTATGCTGCTGAATATTGAGCCGTTTGCGCAAAAGGGGAGAGAGTAGGCACATTTGGCGCGCATCATCAAACACAATGCGGGCTTGGTCTCGGCTTACTGCTGCCGTGTAAATATCTTGCTGCCCCGCTTCCATCAGTAGGAACCAATTAGCCAACACGGCGGCCACGGTGGACTTGGCATTTTTCCGCGCCACTTGGATATAAGCGGAACGGTATTTTCTCAAGCCGGTATCGGTGCGCTTAAAGCCTAACAAATTGGCAAAGAGAAATGTTTGCCAGTCTGAAAGCTCGATTGGTTGCCCGCGTAAATGCCCCTTAACGTGCGGGCATAGGCGGGAGAACGCCAAGAATTTATTTACCGCACTTTCATCAAAGAAATAAGCGGGGTTCGCTAAATCGTCAAAATAACGCGCTACGGCTTGTTTTATCTTACGACAAGCCACTATTTCACCTGATTGAACTTTCTTCGCGTATTCGTGCCAGATTTCCATTTCTCGCCTACATTGTGAGGATTTCATCCAACATATCAGTAACGTCCGTTTCTACTGGATTTTTACGGCGACTTACCGGATCGAAGCCTAAGAGGGAAGACATCTTGATCATGACTTTTTCGGCATCTGCTTTCGCGGACAATGCCGGATTTCTTGATTGCGTACCTTGGCTATTTACGATAATGAAGCCATTTTTCGCTAAATCCGCCACAGAATGACGCCAAATTGCGTAGTTTTCGCAATAAATTTCAAGGTTTGTTAAATCTTCCGACTTAATATCACCACGCTCTGAAAGTTGCTTAATGCGTGCCTTCCATTGGCTTTTAGCAATATCATCCAAGAAATCATGCGTTTTATAACTTTTTCGTTTGCTCATTCACTTTCCTTATTTTCTAAAAAATCACTTTGCGTAAAAATTTGAGTAGGCGGGCGGTTCCGAAGGATTGCCAATTTCTTTTAAAAACTCCCCCCACCTGTTCAAATTGTCTTTTGTTCAAAATTTATACCAATCCAAATTTGGATCGGTTAGCTCAGTTATGGTCATATGACCACAACTCAACTGTGGATATATCACCATGATTCAGTTGTTGCGATATCGAAACGACTCAGCTGTGTACATATGTACATCCCTCAATTGTTTCGATATAGAAACGGTTTACTTCTTCGCACCAAATCCGCGTTGGTCTATCACTCGTGTTTTATAGCTGTGACAATCACGACATAAAGGCTGATGATTGCTTGCTACCCAAAACAACGGATCGGATTGTCCGTTCTCTACCGGCTTGATATGGTCTATCACTGTTGCCGGTGTATATTTACCTTGCTCTAAGCACATCACACAAAGGGGATGATGCTTTAAGTATTGTTCGCGGTATTTGCTCCACTTGTGGTCGTAACCGCGTGCGCTACTGTTTGGGCGTGTGTCCTTGGGTTTGTGTTCCTCACATCTGCCGGACTTTACTTTGTTTCTACATCCGGGATAGCTACAACGTCTTAACGGTTGGTATGGCATCGGTTACTAAATCCTTAGTAAGCGCACGGTTCTCTATACACTTCCCACAATGCGGAAATCGTCATAGGTGCCGGTTTAAGGTTGGCTAAGTCTGTAACGGCTTCGCGGTTCGTGTAGAGATAGGCGATATACATTAAGCAACCAATCTTAATCGCCGGGGTAAAAGGTATGGCCTTTTCCGTTTCTTCTTCTCCAAAGGTTTTGCCAATATGTTTTTGGCATACTTCCAATGTGGCTACCTTATAGGCTTCCAGTAACTCATCATCTAAATCATGATCAAGATTTAAGTGCGCTTTGATTTCATCAATCGTTAAATTAATTTCCGCCATTGCCGGTCAACTCCTTACAGATAAGCTGTAGTTCTTTGTGCGCTTCTTTACTATCAATAATGTTCATTATCTCTAGCGAACGGTTCCCATATTTCACGCGCATAGTGTTATCAACATTAGTTCCGTAACGTATGCGAATGCGCACCGTATTTTCATTTAATGGCACCGCACCGGAGAAGAACTCTCTACCTTGTAATGGTTCAACCGCCGCCCGGATATTGGCAACGGTTTTCCATCTACTCACAATACCGCCGTAGTCGTTCTGTTCGTTCACTTGCTTTTGTAGGCTAATCACCTTGTTATACTTTCCGGCCTTAATCATGATTGCCATCGCTTGCCCCCGGTTCTTGTTCATTACCGCGTTTTACTTCTACGGTTTGTTTCCATGCTTGGCTAAATTCTTCTCCACCAG